TAATTTTACCAAATGCTCTGTTACCGCTAATTAAGCCAATTACATCATAATATAGATCATTGGTGTTTTTAATATTGATAAATGTTACTTGGAATATATCAGCAGCCGGAGTTATTGAAAATCCAGATCCTAAGTCAATAGTAGTTGTGCTACCAGCAGAACCAGCATTATGAAATATTTTAAAGTTAGCATCTATAAACCCATCATATCCCATCGCAAAAAAGTTGGTAAATGTTGCCCTAAATGGATCGGTGCTTGTAGTTGTATTGATAGCAACAGCAACGCTTGATGTATTCATTCCAACAAAGTTTCTTGCGTTAGCTACAGAAGAGGCATCATTGATCATGAAGATATGGGAGAAATTGAATCCTCCACCTATATTTTGCAAGTTATAGGTTACGTTGTTACCCATTCTATATCCACAGTTCGATCCGGCAGTTGAGATTGATACATGAGTAATATGTGGCAACTTGCCAATTAAAGATGATGAGCTATATGAGTTTGCTACTTGGTTTCCTGACACAGATGCAGATTGAGAACTTGACCCAATAAATGCTGTAGAACCCATTCTCACTCTTGCTGAATAATCAATATAGTTTAAAGGAAGTTTATCAAAGAAATCCCTATAATCATTTGTTGAAATATACCCAGCTTGAGTTGTATCTGCTTGTTTAACTTGAATCGAAGTACCAGACCCAATTACAGCAGAAGTTCCTCCAGTGATTGTTAAAACACTAGATGTTGCCTCAGTTAAGTTACCCTTAGTTACTGCCGGTTCTTTGTTGTTAAAAGTTGTCCAGTTAGCACTAGATAGGTATCCATCTTGAATTGACGATGCTTGTTTAACTTGAATAGATGTTCCAGAACCAATTACTGAACCAGTACCTCCTGAAATAGTGAGCACCGAAGACGTTGCCTCAGTTAGATTACCTTTTGTTACTGGCGGTTCATAATCAGTTCCAGAAGATGCTGCACTGATTGCGGTTCCATTTCCCTTTAACAATCCTGTTACAGTAGTTGAAAGAGTAATCGCAGGAGTTGTAGTTGAGTTTGCAACTGTCCCAGCAAATCCGTTTGAACTAACTACAGAAACATCTGTAACCGTTCCAGATCCTCCGCCTGTTGATGCAATTGAAATATCTTGACCAGATTGAGTCAGTGTAACACCAGTGCCAGCAGATATTGTCACATCACCAAAAAGCTGAGAGCTACCATTTTTAGAAAATGATGAAATACCCCTGTGAGCATGATCGCTTCTAGCTGCGTCAGTAGCAATACCCACTGAACCGGCAGAACTAACGTTTGATGGTGCAGAAGATCCAAGAGATGTTTTAGAGTTTAGTTGAGTTTGTACGCTTGATGTAGCATCTAAAAAATCTAGCGTAGAACTAGCAACAGAAGATGCAACAACCTTGCCTGACCCATCTGAAACTAAAGCCTTAGATGCTGTTAGATTTGCTGTTGTAATTGTACTAGCTGCACCTGTAATCGTTGCTTGTTTAGAATTAAGCTGTGTTTGAATACTAGATGAAGCATCAAGGTATCCAAGGGTGACATTATTTACAGTTGATGCAGACACCTTTCCAGACGCATCAGATAATAAAACCCTATTTTGTGTTAAATCAGTAGTGGTAATCGTTGATGCTGCACCAGTAATGGCATTTTGTTTGTTGTTAAATGTTGTCCAGTCAGAGCTTCCAAGGTATCCATCTTGCGTGGCGCTTGCTTTTTTTACCTGTATCGTTGTTCCTGATCCGATAACAGATCCAGTTCCACCAGTTACAGTTAGAACAGATGATGTTGATTCTGTTAAGTTACCTTTTGTTACTGGTGGTTCGTAGTCTGTTCCAGATGTTGCGGAACTAATTGATGTTCCATTACCTTTTAAAATACCACTAACTGATGTTGAAAGAGTAATTGTTGGAGTTGTAGAAGCATTTGCAACACTTCCAGCAAATCCATTTGAAGATGCCACTGAAACAGCCGTTACAGTTCCTGCATTTGGTGTTGTGTTTTTCCACAATGATGTTGCTGAATCATAGCTCAGAACCTGATTGTTGGCTGGAGTTGTAATTAAAACATTATGCAATTCTTCTAACTCATATCCATTTGCAATTTTAACTTCTACTCTACCAAGGCTAGGATGTGCTCTGGTAACAGTACCAATAAATACACTATGGTTAGGTGCAACAGGCTTTGTAGTAGTAACTCCACCTGCAACAGTTGGACTAAGCCACAATTTATCACCATCTGTAAATGAGTTTGTATTAACATTTTCTAATAAACCAAAAGCTACAACAGTTCCCTGCGCATTATTTGCAATTGACGCTGTTGTAATTCCATAAGTTCCTGTTGACGCTGCCTCAGAATTTGCTTGAGAGAGTGCTACTGTCGGAAGAGTTCCTTGAGATCCATTAATATAAACAACGCTGAATGCAGGGATTGAAGATCCTGTCTGGTTCCAGACAGTAGTAACAAGCGCATCTGCTGTGTTAGTTGTTCCTCTTTTAATCCAATCATTGATTGATGAAGTTCCAACAGAAAAATACTCTTCTTTTGTAGTTGTATTGATCCAATGGATACCGGCTTCCACAGGAGCGCTTGAAGGTGAGCTTGATTTTCTAACAATATGTGGACTATTCATAATTCTCCATCATCATTATATAGTATCGAATCGTTATCAAATAATATAGATGCCACTGGAAGTGTTGCTGTTTCATCTGAATCTAGCAAAATTGCATCAACTACATCTTTAATGGTTAGCGAAGAACCACCTCCACCTCCATCTCCAACATAATCAAGCGTCCCAGTAAAAGGATTAAATCTTTTTTTCATGAAATAATCCCTCCATATTCTACAGATCTTGCAGAATCAGTGTAATAAAGAGTAATTGTTTTTAAAAGACCAACTGGAGATGTCGGTGTTCCAGATGAATAAAATCTATAAACTTCTGTGTAATAAGCTCCATCTGTTGAAAGCGTCAATGTGTAACATACTGCATTTGATGGAATGCTAAATTTAGATCCAGAGACGACTTCAATCGCAGGTTCTCCAGATCTTGATGGAGATTCTACAAATTTGTTTAATTCTCTATCTAAAATTGAACTTCTGGTGAGTGCCATTATTTAGCCTCTCCTAGTTCTTTCATCGCTGTTCTGTCGTCCATGTTTTCATAGAACCATGCAACCCACATTATGCGACCGTTAATGTTTGCTTGTTGAATGTCGAAGTATCTAACATGCGCTCCCATTCGAGCATTATTAATAAACATTAGCCGCCGTAACCCCATAGGAGTAACGGCGGCTAAATAGTTAGGAATTGCTGTCGGAAGAGTATCTGTCCTCAAGCTATTCCTTTATAAATTACAATTTAACGATCAATGGAGATTTACCAGCAGCAGCTCCAAGTTCACCAACTTGAAGAGCTTTACAGCCGAATAGCATATCCATAGCAACTCGCTTAGCGCCGGTGCCGTATGCAATTTCAGCTTGCTCAGCCATAGTGATTTGTTTCTGAAATGCGATACCTACTCCATCTTTAGAGTAGAAGTATCCTTTACCAGCAGATACTCCTTGATGAACCAATACTGGCAATCCATAGACAGAACCAATAACACCAGAACCGATGTTAGAAGAACCATAGTAATCAGCACGAACAAAGTCAGCAATTTTAAGCATTGCTTTCTCTTGATCGGTACCAACTACAAATACGCAAGCAGCAGGATCTGCGAAGCTGTTAAGCAATTGCTCACGAGCATCGAGAATCATGTCAGCAGTGATAGGAGCAGTTCCTACATCGGTAGCAGCAGCAGCTTCAAGTACGCTGATGATTTGAGTGTCAACGTAGCGAGCAAGTGCAGAAGCAGCACGATTAGCATATTCCATCTCTGCATCGATAGCTGTCTGTTGAAGATCGAAAGAATCGATCAAGAAGCTAACATAAGCATTGATGTTAAGATCAAGAGTATCGACAGAAGATGTCAAAGCTTGAATATCACCAGCAGCAGCAGATGAGCGATTTGCAACAGTGAAAGAATTCAGCTTTGGAAAGCTGATTGACTTAGCACCTTTAACAGCGAAAGCAGAAAGATCTGTTACTGTTGGCAAGAGTTTAGATTTGAATTTAAGTTCTTTTTGAATAAGTGAAGAGATGAGCGCTTGTTTAGTAGCGACCAACTCAGTATTACCTGTGATTACTTCTGTAGCCATGATTTACCCCTTTTTGGTTTGTTATTTCAAAGCTATAATTTTAGCCTTGAGTTCTTCAATTGACATATTTTCGATCTTTTTGTCAGTAGGTGCGACCGCATTTGAGGTGTTTACATCTCTTGGTGCGGTTGCTGTACTAGCAAAGTAGAACGGTTTAGACTTGCTTAGGCTGGCAATTTGATTTTTTAGCTGTTCTTTATTAATGCTAAAATTTTCATCGATCTCCACAGAAGACCAATCACCAACTTTCACAATATCATCAAGAGCATCCTTGCGAGCACCTAATGAAAGCGCAACTTCTTGAACTTCCTTAGTGAAAATCTTTTTGGCAAATGCCTTCTCCTTGGCTTCAAGTGCTTGCTCCAACTCTTTCCTTTTGGAAATTGCTGACTCAAGCGCCTCTTTAAACTTTCCCTGTTCTGCTAAAAGAGATTGCTCACGTTCTTGCTCTTTCGTTTCATACTCACCCATTTTTGCTTTTAAGGATTTTAGTTCCCCAATAGCCTTGCGATAAGTTTCGTATTTAACGACATCCTTCTCGCTAGACTCTCCACTGGATTGGCTAGGTGTCTCACTGAGACCGACTGGATCTTGATTCATTGTGATATTCTCCTTCTTATGTTTCAAGTTAATATTTAAAGTTTACGTCTTATGTATCTAATTACAATGTTTTTTAATCTTGGAATAAGACTTTCTCTTATTTTAAAAAACGGTCTAACTTCATTTACATATTCAGAAAGAGTTTCATTATCTATTGGCTTTCCAATAGTTCTGTTACCGCTCTTCCTAACTCTCTTTGCTAAATACGGTTTATGTATTCCTTTAAAGACAATGGCAATACCAGTCTTAGTTAAAACTTTGCTCATTGCATCAAGTAACTGTCCTGTTATAGTAACGTTTGATCTATTGGCTTGAAATGCTTCATGAACTGCTGTTGATTGTGCAATTTTTTGTCTCTGTTTAATCCATCTTGAAGAAAGCGGTTTAAATTTACTATCCGTCTCGGTGCTAACACCTCTGCGAGCTTGATATTTTATGTCTGTGATTGCTACCTCTGCAATATCTGACAATAATGCAGGGCTTGTTATGGCTTTTTGGATTTTTAATTTAACTTCCGTCTCAGCTTTATCAATAGTGTTTTGATTTATCTTTAGTCCCATCTTCATTTGAGAAGATCTCCTAGTGTTTTAATGCCCCTAATTAAGTTTATCATCTTTGATTGTGTTTCAAATGATGTCACTTTCTTGGCTTCGATCTCTTTTTTAAAATCAGTTAGAACTTTCTTTTTAAGTTCTTCTGTAGAAACACCAAAAAATGGACGCTTTGGTCCTTTTAAAAATGGGTGTCCTTCAAATCCTGTTTGATGTCCATAAGCTTTGATTGCTTGATCTGGATCTTCAATACCAATAGTTAGCTTTGATCCATCAACCTTTAAAAGATCAATTGATCCCAGCATATCTCCACTAAGTTTCATGTTTACATTGTTCTTAGTCTTTCCAGCAGCTTTAAAGTTAAGGCTGTCTGCATAAGAATCTGAATATGGAGACTTTAGTTTGACGTTATCTAATCCTCTTCCATCACTAACTCGATTCTCCATGTAATCAATGATGGCTTGACCAATACGATTAACAAGAACCTCATCGCTAGATATATCAGAACCGATCACATCATTAAGATCGATTGTTTGTGTGATTTTGGATTTGCTTAGTTTGATTCCTGCTTCACTCATTGCTAATCAATAAAGGATTTGCATTAGGAGTTGGCTGAATCATTTCAACCTGATTTATTTGATCATGAACAATTTTAGCCTCTTCAACAGATATATCACGATCTTCTGCAATTGCTTCAACTTTAGAGATCAATCCCATTTCAAGCCTGTGCTGAATGTCTGCAAGCTTGTCAGCTTTTGATTGGATGTCTGTAGGTTTCACAAACTCTACTTCGACATAAGCATCTTTTGGAAAAATCATTTTCGGGTAATTTGGAAGAACTGGAGTTCCACCATAAGTTTCAATATAAGCGATAACAATTTTTAGGATCTTATTCTCTGCATCTTCAAACAGCTCTGAATCTTGCTCAGATGCTTCAAACTGTTCCACCATTGCCAGAAGTCTTTCAACTCCACTTGAATATTTAATAGAATCATACTTAGCATTGACCAATTTAGGATCAACACCTCTTGAAGTTAAGAAGCTTGAAAGCAATCCTTCGATATAAGCTAAAGATCCTGAAAGATCTGGATTAGCATTTGCATATCCAAAATCAGTTGGAGTTGGATTATTTGGATCAATAGGCAATCTTAAAATAAAGTTAGGTCCAACTTGGATATTCTCTGGAATAAGATTCGATGGAGCTTTAAGCCATGCCTGACCAAAGCCTTGCATTCTAACAATGTTTCCAAGATCTGTTAAACTTGCATTGTATTGAATAGTGAAATCAGTTAATGAAGCTCCCGATCTGACCCAATATTCGCCATCTTTAGATGAGAAAATATCAACAAATGGAACCACTCCACCGATAGGGTTATCGTAGCTGTTTGCTTGATAAATATTGCCTTCGGTATCCATTACAAAGTTAAAAACTGGAGACCAGACTGCAATGGCTTGATTTGCAGATTTATAATCATCTTCATCAGCAATAAGTTGATTCATGCTGTCGCCATAATCTGTTACTTTCTCATTAGCCATTACTCTATTAAAACCAGTTAAAAGGTAAACCTCTCCAATTTCCTGATCTTCGCTAGATGGAACAACATCAAGTTGATGAGCTATAAGAGGCATCATTTTTAAAATACCGTTTCTAGGAGCAATATATAAATGTGTTTGATCTTGAAGCTTGTAATACTGGTTTAACTTATTCATCACAGTATTAATTTTCATATCATCAAAAGCTTGCTCCAAGATTTCTGCTTGGTCTGGAGTTACATTTTTAAACTGTCTTTTTGGTTCTCTCACATAAAGAGAAGCTTCTTTATTAACGATACGGCGAGCAAGGTTAACAGATGCAACAATAGGAGTATTTTCAATTGTTTGCTTAGAGTAAAATCCTGAGAGATAGCTTTTTACTTGTTGATAAATCCGATCACGATAAACTTCATATTGACCAAAAGAGACTTTTTTACGCTCCACATTTTCAGTGCCATTTGTCTCTTCGATAATTTGCTTTCTAATATTTGGATTAAGTAAATTAAGCATTAAGTTTATCTCCTGCTAGAACCGATTTGAACGGCACCTAGGTTGTTATGTTCATAGACGATACTATACCCTATCGCAGTAGTGATGTGCTGATATGGCTTGCTATCGTCTTCAACAATATCGCTGCTTTTTTTTAACGCAGTCAATCTCATACCATCATGAGCTACAGTGCATCGCTTGTAAATATATAGCCTTCTATTTCCATTTTCATTTAAGCAATAACCATTTACAAGATTATGTCTTCTCCTAATAGGAGGATTAGATCTCGGAATTTGCATCTCAACAATTGCACCAGCATTATTAAAGGCACGTTTAAGAATATCGTAGTCACTGAGAATTGATCGAGTGTCTCTTGCATCTCCTGACGCATCGCCACGAATCAAAATCTTTCTATGAGGTTTGATGTATCCTTTTGTGATCCATTCTTCTGCTACTTGATGTGTGTTTGCTCCAGAGATAACTACTTCATCGAATATATGGAATGAACCATTCACAAATTGCATAGCGCATGAACTCATTGGCTTGCCGTGACCAATGTTAAAGTCAAATGCCAGAATGATTGGATAGTTATGATTTATTTCATAATCTTGTTTTAGATAGTTTTTTTCAGCATCATAAGAATAATAAATACGATCTTGATCTAACTCGATCCATTCTCCATAGATATATCGTTGCGCTGATCTTGGATCTAAATCTTGTTTAAGTTGTTCTATGTATATTGGATCAAGAAATGGGTTATCTGTGGTTACTGATTTAAATACTTTGCGAGTTGGTCTTTCTGACTCGAACCAATATTTAAAAGCCCAGTGAGCTGGACTGTCAGGGTTAGTCGCAGCGATAAGGAT